GGCTTTCGCGGCTTTCGCGGAATTCACCGCGGCAAGGAACGTGTCCTTTTCGTTTTGTTCGAGTGCATCGAACACTTTCACTTGCGCCGCCGTCGGGGATTCCCCCGCGAGCAACTTCGATTTCATGCCCGAAAGCGCGCCCGCCTTGCTGGCTTTGGCTTGCGCAAAAACCGCGTTTGCTTTCGCCGTCGTCAACGCCTCGTTTGGCGGAAGCTTCGGGAAATCCTTCATGATCTTCACGATCTCCTTTTGAAGCAACTTTTTGCCCGCTGGATTCGCGAGGATGTCGGCGATCTCCATTTGCGCGGCCGCGTTCGCGGCTTCCAGTTCCGCGGCCGCTTTTTTCGCCGCCAGATCCGCCGCGTCTTTTATCGCGTTCGATTCAATGGCCCATTTCCGCGCCTTGGCGGCATCGTCCGCGGCTTTTTGCGCCGCCGCGCGGGTTGCGGCGAGTTCGTCCGCGGCTTTTTGTTCCTCCGCTTTTTTCGCCTGCTTTGCCTTTTCCTCCGCGGCCGCGAGTTCCGCCGCGAGCTTTTTAGCGTTACTCTCCGCGGCCGCTTTTGCGTCCAACTCCGCTTTTTGCGCGGCAATGCGTGCGGCCTTTTCGGCTTCCAGTTCCGCGCGGGCCGCGTCTTTTGCTTTCTGCAATACCTCCGCGGCCTGGGCGGCTTTCTGCGCGATCTCCGCTTCCGCCGCGGCCGTCTTTTTCGCCTGTTCGGGATCGTAGAACGGCGCTGGTTTTTCGGCGGCCGCAAATGTCTCGTTGAACGTTCCCGCCGACGGCTTCACAACTCCCGACTCGCTGATCGTCACGGAAAGCTTCCCGTTCGCCTTGGCCGCGCTTCGGAACTTGTATTGCGCTTGCGTTATCGTTTTGGAGTTCGCCAGATCCGCAACCCTGTTGATGATGTCGAGCGCGTCGCGTTGGTAAAACGTTTGCTTGTCCTTAACCGTCGCGGAAATGACGTTGCCCGACGGCCCGACGATCTTTGCCCCTGCAAAGTTTCCCATCTGCCCGAACAACTGCAATTGCTGTGAACCCCATGTTGCGCCCGCCGTCGGCGAGTTCTGCAAAACGATCATCTTCGGGATTTTGAAAATTTTCTCGATCTCGGTTTCGTTCGGTGCCGTGCCATCGATCGCGAAATTCTCGCCCGTGTCCGCGTCAACGAAATGAGTTTTGATCCCGCCCGTCTTGATCCCGTGTTCCATGGAATCCTGTAACAACTTCCGATGCGCAAGCGTCAACCCGCCCTCGCCGTCAACGTCGGGTTTCGCGTCCGAATTCGCCGCAACCATTGCGTGCAACTCCGCGAGTGTGAGCGGGCGGTTATCCTGATCCGTCATTTCGGAGATCGACACTTTGCCGCCCCGCCATAGTTCCGCGCGCCCCTTGCCAAGTAGATCGTCCTGGAACGCGGGGGGCTTGTTTTTGAGCCATTCCCCGAATGTGATCGGCCCCGCGGCTTGCCCGTCCATGCTGGCGCGAGTTTTCGACAACCGCTTTTCGATTTCTTCCGGCGTGAAGCCCTGCTTTTCGAGCTTCTTCCGCATGTAGTCCCGCACGGCGTCGCCGTCGATTTTCTTCGCGTTCGGCCCGCCGAGTTCCGCCCATGAACGCGTAACCGGCACTTGCGTTGACCGGCATTGCCAGTGCGCGATCGGCCCTGGAAAAACTTTGTCATGCCCCACGGGCTTGTAATCGGGCAAGCTCCATTGCAGACCGTCGAGAGCGCGGCAAATCGGCGTTGTTCGGGCGTCCAACGTCGCAACCCACTGGATCCCCTTCACGACTTCCGTGTTGCCCTCCATGGTTTTGATCCGCGCCTCGTTCGCCGTCGTTAAAACGGATGTCCTGACAAGCGCGGCCGCTTGCGCTTTCGACACGACGAAAAGCCCGTCTTGATACCCCTTGGCCTTTGTGCCGCGCACGCGTCGGATCAAGGCTTCCGTGTCCTCTCCCAAAAACATGCCTTGCCGCATCTGCACGGCGAATTTGCCCGCAAGTTGCGCCTCTTGATCCTTCCAGTGTTCGGCGGGAAACTTGCCGTTGATCATCACCTTGCTGGCGATCGTGCTCAATTGCTCCGGTGAGATCCCAACCGTGGCAACGGACACGTTTAGCGCCCCGTTCACAATGTTGGTGATCTTCGTTGCTTCCAGTTGCGCGACTTTGGAAAGCGCCTTGCCGTGATTGGCCGCGATGGTCGCGTAAGCGCCCGCGATCGTGTCTTGCGTTTGCTTCAAGAGCGCGACAAGGCGCGATTGCGTGATCTTCGAGTTTCCGCCCGCCTGGATCTTCGCCAAAACGTGCCCCTCCAAGTCCTCCAACGCTTTGAGCGCGGCGGCGCGTTCACCCGCGGCAATGCGCGTGAGATTGATCGTGTGAGTCAATACCCCGTCAACGATCTCGTGATTGGCGCTGTTCGCCATTTGTTACGCCCCTCCTGGCGGTGTCGTGGGTTGCGCCATGCCTGGCGGGTTCGCGAGGATGTTCGCCCGCATTTGTTCGGGATCCGCGTCCGTTGGCACAACCTCGCCCTGTTTGAGTTTCCACACGAGGCTTTCCCAATCCAACGCGCCGCCAAGGTAAGCGTTGAAAAGCGCGGTGAGTAGATCCGCGGGAATCGTCGCGATCACAAACTCGGTGTTGATTTCGATCGCCGCGTTGTCTGCGATTTCCGCACGCGTCGCGGCCGTGCCGTCCCACCATACGATCCAACGTAGCACTTCGGACAGGGTTTGCCCGCACGTAATCGCGATCGACATTAGCGCGGATGTCTCGCCCGCGGCCCGCATGGCAACGGTTTCGTATGCTTCCGCCTTTTGGGCTTCGGGGTTGAGCATCCGCGCCCCAAGCGCCGCCATTTCGCTTTTCTTGTCCGCAACGGCTTTCTCCAACGACGTGAGCCCCGCGCCAGTGAATTCCAAAAACCCGCATTTCGCCGACGCGTCCGATGATGTCCACGCGTTATCCGCGCCAAGTAAAAGCGGTTCGTCGCTGTCATCGGTAAAGCCCGCGGCCCAAGGCGTCGGCGTCCCCGCAACGTGCCTGCCGTTTTCGAGATCCGCCGATGTCCGATAAAGCGAAATGTTCACAAGCGCCATGTCGAGCAACGGGATCTTTTGCACGTTCGGCAACCCGTTCGTTGAGTTGTGAAACACGAACGGGATCGCATCGAGCGGGATGCCCCGACGCGTCAACACCGCGGAGGAAATGGCGATGAATTCCTTTTTGCCGTCGGCGGTTTCAACCTCGCGGAAAACCGTGCATTGCACGTACGGCGGCGCGTCCCCGCCGTCCCTCATTAGTTCGTAAACGCGGTAATTCTCCCACGTCTTGCCCTCGAACTTGTCCGGCTGCGTGTTGTCTTTTTCCGTCGCTACAAACTCGCGCGATTCTTCTTCCAGAACGAGCAACGTGAGAGCGTTCACGCCCCGCACACGCTCAACCCGCCAATTGATAATTGACTCCGCGCTATACATGGACGCGTAAGGGCGTTTCTCCGTTTCCCCCTCGAAATCGATCAGCGTGCCCGCCCTGCCGACTTGAACCACTTCGGAAACAATGGCGCGCGTGTAATCGTAAAGCGTCAACCCCGTCAACGTGAAGTCCGACGCAATGCGAGTCGCCGAATCGGGGATCTTGATCTCGGGGTTTTTCCTGAACACAAACCCGATCATGCTTTGCGCCGTGCGATCGGTGCCGTTGAAGAATTGCGCGCGGTCCCTGTAGGATGCGTATTTTTCCGGCGTTTGCCCCGACAGTTTTGGGAGGTATTCGGATTCCGCCTCTTTTATGGCGAGCTCGCCCGCCAGACAGTCCCGCATGATCTTCCATTTCGGGGCGGCGTATTCATATTCGGCGTGTTTTGAATCAACTGGCATGGTTGCGATCTACGGGATCCCCGCGTCGGATGCTATCCAAAAAGCTCGCCTTGTTTCGGCTTCGGGTTCTCTTTTTTCCAGCGCAAGATCAACCCGCGAATCGCGGCCGCTTCCGTGAGTTCGCTCCATTCCTTCACGTTTGCGATTTCCCGCGCCTCCGCGTCCGAATGTTCCGCCCTCAACGCGTTGATGAGCGCAACGCGCGGCTTCAACCCGATCGGGATTGCCTGCACGAAGTCGGCTATCACGTCGCCATGACACGGGAGCGGACTACACCAACACCCGATCCGCTTTCCCTCGAATTCATGCAGTCGGATCAAGAGATCATCGCGTGCCAGCAAATGCGCCGCGTATCGCTCGATCGCGCCCGCGCGTTCCGCCTCCGTGGAAATGCGGAACGGGTTTCCGAATGGCGAGCCCGCCAACTGCCGCGGCCCGAACACGGTACGCCGTCCGATGTAGTGATCGCACGGTTCCGTTTTGATGTTCACGACGATCGGCCGCTTCATTCGTCGCCGTCCCCGTCTTTCTGCGCAAGCGTCATTTCGACGGCCAAGAGCAATGCCCATCCCATCGCGTCCGCTGTGTGGGGCTCGATCTTCGTTAGCGACTCCCTGCAATCGATCCAGCATGGCAGTTGAATGCCTGGCGGCTTCGATGTGAGTTCGAGCGCGAGGCGAGAAACACGGATCGCGCTCCCGTCGTAAACGGAGATCCCTTCATGGTGATCGATCGGCTCCAATGGTTTCATTGCCGGAAAGCCCCGCAATCACAACGGAACCCGACCCCGTAACGGTGCCACGCGCCCCCGCATTCGTGCCGCGCTGGCGTCGGCGTCGGTTCCGCGGGTGTTTCCGGCGTGTTCAAAAGTGCCGCGCCGTGTTGGGCGTCCATAAAGATCGCGAACGCCTGCAAGTCGTTTGCGAAAACTGCGCGCCATTGCTCGAACCACAATTTGAATCCTGGATCTTCTCGCCCGCGCGGCGGTTCCGAATTGCAAAGCGCCGCAAATGCGACACGAACCCGTGCAAGCGTCGCGCCGTTGTCGTATCCATCTGGATCCGATACCGCCGCGGCGTCGATCACCCCCGCGTTTGCGAGGATGTCCGCGAATTTGTCCGCGTTCACTTCCGACGGCCCCCGAATGCGCCGCGAGTCGCCTTGCGCGCTCCTTTGCCGGATCTCCGCGCGCCGTGCCCCGCCTCGCGCTTTAGTCGCCGTTCCTCGCGCTCGCGTTCCGTTTCCTTGGCATCGCCAATCTCATCTATTCCGCGGCGCGAAAGCTCTCTGCGTTCTGATTCCTTGGCACGCTCCATGGCATCTTTATCGCTCGCGTTCATCGTGCCGCCCTCGCGTCGTCAATTGCGTCTTGCAACTCCGCGATGAAATCCGACGGATCCCAATCCTCGATCCCGCCCGCGGGAAGGTTCATTTCGCGAGACTCCGCGCGGCGTTGCGTCCGTTCGATCTCGCGTTCCGACTTCTCGAAATCGAAAAGCAGGTTCCCGAATCCGTCCGCCATGGCGTCGGCTTGCTTGCGCTCCAATGCCTCTTTGCCCCACTTCTCGACGCATCGCACGAACCAACCAACTTGAATGTCGTGAAGCCGCATTTTGAGCTTCGGGCGGTGGTAATCGTCGTACGTGTAGGTTGCGGATTCCTTGATCCAGTTCCCCGACGCGTCCACTTTGTTGACCGTCACGCCGTCCTTTTTCTCCGTGGCGTATTTCCATCCCTCGATCACGGGCTCCAAATGATGCAACTCGTGATCCACAAGCGCAACCCGCGCGCTTGCGTCCAAATCGTCCCACGTCGCCGCGTCCACGGTAAGGATCGCGTCTTTCTGTCCGAGTGCGCGCGCTTCCCCTCCCGTGATTTTGATTTTCGCCGCGCACGGGTAGCCAGCGGATTTGAGCGGCGCGCCGTCGTTGCCGTAGAAGAAAAGGACGGCGATCATGACGCCGCACTTTTTCAGGTGATAGTGATCGGGATCGTTTTCGATCAGCGCGTTGAGGATTGGATCAAGTGCGTTTGTGTCTGTGTAGTGTGCCATATTTCGTGAATCGTTGAGCTTTTGTTGTGTGAGTTTTTCGAGCGCCCGTCAACAGAGAAAAAACCGCCCTTTCTCGGATCAAGGCAAAATTGCCTTCTTCCGTGGTTACAACCCCGAAACGGGCCGCTTTTTGAACCCGCCCCCCGCAACCCATTGCAACCCGTATCGCACGCCGTCGAACGCGTGATCGTCCGCCTCCGTGTCAACGTCTTCGGGGTTGTGGGGATCCGCGGGTAGCGTCGGAATGGTGCGGATCGCTTGCGTGCATGTGTCGAAAAATACGAGCCCTGGCGGCTTTTCCTCGCCCTCGTTCTTTCCCTTCGTGGATAGCAGCCGGTGCATATTTTGCACGCCATGAACCCGCGATCCTGGCGGTTTTTCGGCTGGCTTCCATCGGCACCCCGCCGCGTTCATCTGCGCGCCGCGGCTTTGCACTTTCTGCCGCCCGTCGCCGGTCCCTGTGTCGGCAAATGCCGCGGAGTCCATGATCCCGCTTATGGGTTCCGTGTTCATCGTGATTTCGTCGTGTGCGGCCCGCTCGATGGCGCGATCTCCCGCGAGAGTGCGTTCCGCGTATTCGTCGGGGAGCATCCCAGCGCGGTAAAGTTCGCGGATCACGTAAATGGTTTTCGTGTCCGTGTTCTGTGTGAGCCAGTAGCACGCCGCGGGGCTCGCAAATCCATCGTCCGCACCGCGCCAAATCTTCCACCCGACGGGGATCGGGAACGGGCGGCAAATGTGCCGCGTCTTGCGCCAAACCCCGCCGAATTGCGAGCCCGCCACAACGTCCCAATCGCCTTCTCGCATGGCTCGCACCAAAAGCGGGTTCCCAAGCCCTTCCAGCCGCTTTTCGTAGTCTGGATCCGAGTTCCGCAATGCGGGGTTGTCTTCGAGTCGGGCGGGGATGAATTGGCGCTTCATGCCGCCCTCTTCTTTCTCCGTGGTTCGGATCTTCAAAGCCCCGTGATCGATGAACCCCGCTTTGACCCAATGATGCCCGATGTTCCCTGGATTGGTTCCGCACATTATCCGCGGAAACATTCCGGCGTATTTTGCCGGAAGCCGGATCCCCGTGATACGGCAACGGCCGCGCAAGTACCGGTACATTGATTCCGGCCAATGCGTGAGTTCATCGATCATGAGAAAGTGAAACTCCGTGCCCTGATACGCGTAAACGTCTTTCTCGTGTTGGCAGTGCCTCAAAAATATCCGCGAGCGGTTCGGGAACCGGATCTCGTTGCCGACGATTCGAGCGCGGCCCGCGTTGATCAGCGGGGCGAGCAACACGGGGAATGAAGTTGGTCCCTCCATGTGGTTCTGTTTGAGCTCGGGAAACGTCCGCCGGAATAGATACCCCTGGATCCCTGGGATCTCCATGCACCAAGAGATCGCCGCGATCCGCAGCAAATGCGATTTCCCGCCGCCCGCCGCCCCGCCGTAAAGGATTTCCGTCGCCTCGCTGAGAAACGCCCGCCCTTGCTGGCGCTGTAGGCGGAAGTCTAATTCGACGGTTCCGCCGTCGGCGCTCATTCGTCCGCGCCGCCCGCGCCCTCGATCATGATGTTCACCACGGATTTTCCGCCGCCGTCGCCGTCGCCGCCCGTTTCCGTATTCTCGATCCTGATATACTTCCGCCCGAATTCCTTCGGATACATTCTTTCGAGCAACCAAGCCGCGGCTTGCCAGCGTTTCGGCTCCATCTTGTCGAACGCGACTTTTTCGATCACGGCGATCAGCTTCACCTTGCCCGCCGCACGGGCACTTTTAATGTCCCTGTAAAACTTTCGCAGGATCTTTTCGTCGGCGGTAATGGGTTCGCCTTTGCTCGCGGCTTTGTCGGCTTTTTTCCCGCGGCGCTGCCAGCGGTAAAACGTATCTTCGTTCGTCGCCGTGGCCTCCAATGCAACGCTGATCGGCTGGCATGATCGCAGGATATTCACAATGGCCGCGCCAATCCGCTTGTCGAACGAAAGCGGACGCCCTCCGCGGCTTTTCGGCTCTGGCGTTTCGTCGTCGGAATCGTCGTGATCGGGTTTTGGTGTCATTGTGTTTCGTGGTTGCTCGGGTTCTACCCCTCGCGCGCGCCGCCGTCAATGTCGGGGCTTGAGTCGTCGGCGTACGACTTCGATCCGTCGCGTGCCGTCGCAACGTTTGCAAACCCCGCTTCCACCCGTGCCGGAAAAGCGAAATTGATCGCCGCCGGATCCGTTGCATCGCGGGCATTTCTTCCAATAGCGGATCGTGTCCATGTTCTACTGTTCGATCCCCAAGACAACGAACCCGTCGCGTTGTGCAAACGTCGTCATGTAGCTGATCGTCCTGAAAACTACCTCGCCGGTTTCCCTTATGGTTTCGGGCTCAACCTCGATTAGTTCGAGCGTATCCCCGATCCGAAAGTCCCGATCGAATCGTCGGATCTCGAACGGCTTTCGTCCGTCCCTGACTTCGCGGAAATACGGCGAGAGGGTTTTGAGCGTGTGCGATCTCGCGGGGCGTTTCGTCGCGCCGTCGGGTTGCGGTGTCCGCGAGGCGATCAAAAGCGCGATCAGTTGTTCGGCGTTCGCTTGAATGGCGGCTTCGATTTGCTCCGGTGCGTTTGCGCGCCAGATAAACACGGTTCCGTTTTCGGCGATTTCCGCGCCCTGCAAGGCGTCCGCGTCAACGATGGCGTTGATCAAAATGTCACCGATCGTCTTCATGCTTCCGAGTAACCCAATATCCGCGCGATCTCCCGCATGGCTTGCGCGTCTTTTAGTCTCCGAACACGTTCGGCGATCTTGTGTGCATTGTCGTTGACCCAAGCGAGATCGTTCACTTCTTTTTCCGTGTGAACCCATCGAATGCCCTGATCGGCTTTTGCGTATTTTGAGCCGTATTCGCCGATCCAGTTGCGCGGGGATTGCCCGACGATTTTGGTTTTTACCCAATGTTCCCGCCATATCGGCGCGGCAAACGGCGATTGTTTTTGGCCTGGCGCTGGCTTTGGGTATATCCGCCGCTCTGGCTGAAATACCCATATTTCAGCCGGTTGCGGTTGTGGTGTCTTTTTCATGGCGTCGATTTCCTCCGGTTTTTGCTCCGTGCTTTCCTTCCCGTGATCCTGATGATGATGAACATTCCCGCGGCGTAGTAAATCGCCCAAGGAATGAACGGCTTCACGATCTTGAACC